TCGGGGCGCACGAACTCCATCGTGCGCGTGCGCTCGTAGACCTTGCGCTCGACCTCGGCGGTCACGAACACCAGGTCGCGCGCCAGCAGCGACGTCGCGTTCGCGTCGCTGCGGATGCTCTCGAGCGCGCTCGACGAGCGGATGACCTCGACGTTGCGCCGCACGAGCTCGGGGTGGTCCTCGAGGAACGCGAGGTTGCGCATGGAGTCGAGGCGCTCCTGCGCCCGCGCCGCCTCCTGGCTGCCGCGCGCGTACTCCTTGCCGTCGATCACGATGGTCTGCTGGTCCATGGTCCTGCTCACGTTGGAGGGGTGGTCACGAGCCCGAGAGCGGAGCTCACGGAAGAAGGAGCTCGAGCGTGCCGACGCCGGCCGCCGAGCCCGAGTCCACGAAGCGCGCGCGCCGGAAGGGCAGTGCATCGCCGGAGTCGGTCGAGCCTGCGCGCGTCGCGCCCAGCTTCTCCGCGCCGGCGGCGACGAGGCGCACGAGCGGGCAGTCGCCCGCCTTCCACGCGGTCTCCACGTCGACGCGGATGCGGCCCTTCTTGAGCACGGCCATCACGGTCTCGTCCTCGAAGACCTCGTTGTTCGAGCTCGAGAGCGAACTCTCGAGCGTCTTGCTCGCGTCGATGACGCTGATGCCGAGGCAGTCGCGGCCATCCAGCGTGCGAGTCGCCGACACGCCGAGGGTCGCCGTGCCGCCCGCACCGGTCTGCGTGGGGATGCTGAGGCCGGTGACGTACGAGTAGAAGTTGCTCGACGTGACCGTCGCGTTGCCGTTGTTGGGGATGCTGAGGGTCTCGGAGACGGGCAGACCGTTCTCGTCGAGGCCGGCGAGGGTAGCGGACGTCGCGTCCCAGTCCGTGCTCGAGCTCAGGACGAGCTCGATCTTCGCCGGCGGGAAGATGCGGTCGTCGCCGATCGCACCGTTGAAGTTCGCGGTCGTGAGCGTCTGGGGCGCTGCCGCGCTCGCGATGTTGGTCTTGATGGCATCGACGTCCTGCGCGATCGACGTCGGGAAGCCCGCCGCCAGGTCGCCGTTGTCGGTGCGGAAGACGAAGAGGCCCGGGGCGATGCCCGCGGCCGCGTCGACGCGCGTCGAGATGATGTCGCTCGGCCCCGTGTCGGCGAGCATGCCGGCGACGGCGACGGCGGGCGAAGAGGTGACGGTGGTCTGCGGCATGGCGATGATTCCTCGGTGGGGTCGTCGACGAGCGCGGCGCGGTCAGGCGCCGCATGGGTTCAGATGCGGTCGCCCGGCTTCACGCGGTACGCGGACAGGTCGACCTTGGCGCCACCGCCGCTGGGCACGGTGGAGAAGGCGTCCGCGCGAGCAGCGCCCGACGGGCTCAGAGTCTTCGCGGCGTGCCGCATCTCGGCCTCGAAGCGCGCGCGGACGTAGGTCTCGCGCTGCGTCGCGTCGATCGAGTCCGCCTTGAACTCGGGGTCGAGCTTGGTCAGCGCGGCGACCATCACCTCGATGTCGCTCTTGCCGTCGAGCTTCGCGTCGGCGCCCACCACCGGGCGCACGCGCTCGATGAGCGCGGCGCGCTGCGACACGCGGACATCGATCTTCGCCGGAGCGAGCTCGCCCTCGAGTTCGCGGATGCGTTTCTCCGCGGCGTCGGCGCGCGCGGTCTCGGCGGTCGCCTTCGCCTCGGCTTCCTTCGCGCGCTTGTCCGCGGCCTCGACGTCGGCTCGCACCTTGGCGTCGTGACGCTCGCGCGCCTGGGTCCACGCGGCCGTGCCGATCTCGTAGTCGATGCCGTCGATGCGCTCGGTCTTCATGTGATCGTTCCTCTCGGCGCGCGCATGCACGCCGTCGCTCTGAGCCGTCGATGGCTCGGTGATCTCGATGGACGCACCGTCCACGCGCAGCGCGACCTCGCGCCCGGCGCGTCCTCCGCCCTTGGGCAAGAGGGCGACGTGGTTGTAGCGAATGCCGCGCTGGATGGCGTCGTAGCGCTCCCCGTCCGGCGTCACGCCTGTCTTCCGCTCGACGGTGCAGCGGTAGCCGCACGAGAGCTCGACGAGCTCGCCGGCGTCGATGCGAGAGATCGCACCCGCCTCCTGCACCGCGAGCATCGTCGCCACGAAGCGGCCGTCAGCCCGGCCAGCCTCGCGCACGTAGCCGACCGCGTCGGCGCGGAACGACTCTGGCGTCACGCGACCCGCCACCGGGTGACCTACCGTCACCGCCGCGTCGGCCAGCGACGCGAGCGAGTCGGCCGCGAAGACCTCCTCCGGAGGCCTCCACTCGCGCGACGTCGTCCCGTCCTGCCGCCTGTACTCGAGCACGCCCGAGCGGGTGACGCGCGCAGGGACGCGCACGCCACCGACAGGCGTGCGCTCGAGCTTCCCGATCGTGCCCGCGTCAAAGCGCAGCGCCGACGCGTCGATCGTCGTCGAAGCGTCGTCGCATCGCGTCTCGTCTGCGAGCTCCACCTGTGCGGGTGTGCACTGAGACGATGGTGTCGACGGCGTCTACCTTGTCGACGTTGTCGACGCTGTCGACACGGCGCGCCGGTCCGCGGCCCAGCGCTCGATGATCTCGCGCACTCCGAGCGAGCGCGTGAGTGGCACCTTTGCCTCTCGCTCGCGCTCACGCACGTACGCGTCGAGTTCGGTCACGGTGTCTGCGCTCAGCCTCGTGCACACCTGCTCGAGCAGCTTCTCTCGCTCGCTCACGTGCCACCTCTCGGGTCGCCGCCCGCGTTCAGTCCAGGCAGGCCGGCAGGTGCGCCAGCGCCCGCGCCATCACGCGGACTCGGTGCCGGCCCTGGCGTCGATGCGGCTGGCGCAGTTCGGAACGATGCGGGGCCGAGCATGGACTCCGCCACGGGTCCGGGGAACCGGTGGAGCTCGGTGAGGATCGCGAGGCCGCTTTCGCGCGACAGCTCTCCGGCCGACACGCCCTTGACGATGTCGAGGATCGCAGTGGTGCGCGCGCTGACGGTGCCGAGCTCCGCGTTGTCCTTCGGTGGCTGCGTGGCGAGTGCGCGCCGCCGCTCGACCTTCGCGCGAAGGTCGGCCTCGTCGAGCGCGAAGTCGGTCTTCCCCGAGCTGGGCGAGAACACGTGCAGCGCGATCTCTTCCGGGCTCGCGAGCCCCTTGTCGATGTAGGTCGCCCACGTGTCGGCCTCGACCTTCCGTGTGTCAGCCTTCTCCTTGGGCTTCGGCTCGCGCAGCGCGCGGTAGCCCAGCTCCCACTTCTCTGGCTCGATGCCCCCCGTCGGCCCGTCCTTCGAGAGCAGGATGAGCCGGGCGATCCGCTCGTGCCGCCACCGCAGTTCGAGCGTGCGCCACGCGTCGACCGACGCGTACCAGAGCTCGAGGTCGCTCTCCCCGGTGGCATCCATGCCGGCCGGGCTCTGGCCCATGAGCACCGTCACCGGCATGTCGGCGGCGGCGGCCAGGCGCAGGATGCTCTTGTCGAGCAGCTGGTCGAGACCGCCGAGCGGCTGCGCGACGTTCGCGAAGTCCTCCTTCTCGGCGTCGAGGACGATGCCCCGCGCGCGCGTTCGCGACGCGTCGAGCAGCGTCATGCGCTTGCGGAGCACCTCCTCGTGCTTGCCGCTGATCATCGCGTAGAGGTCGCGGATCTTGTACACGGCCTGCGAGATGCGGTTCACCACGAGGCTCTTGCCGCCGTAGTCCTCCGACGCCTGGCGCAGCGCGACGTAGCACCGCTCGAGCATCGAATCGTCCCAGCCCGACAGCTCCAGGCGCCGCCTGTCCGTCGTGGGCGCGCCGCCCCACACGACGCATCTGCTCTCGTGCACCTCGATGCCGCCCGCGACGGACCGCCCGAACGCCCGCGAGATGCTGGCTGCGGCGGCCGGCGAGATGCGAAACGTCTCCGGCTTCCGGAACTTGGGCGAGTCCGGGTCCTGGTAGGTGGACCACACGATCACGTCGCGACGATCGAACGTGTGCAGGAACCGGACGCTCTTGATTGCGCCGGTGTCGATCGGGAGGCTCGGGTCGCGCCCGTCGTCGAGGCCGATCCACGTCACCGCTCCGCCGAACAGCCGCCCCCAACACGCGCCCTGGGCGAGCTCTTGGGCCACGCCGAGCTCGTCCTCGCGCGTGCGGTACGCGTCCCGGATGCCGGCGCTCGTCGCCGGGTCTCCAGGCGTGTTCAGCTGCCACCCCGGGCGCAGCCCTGTCTGCGGCAGCTTCTCGACGATCGTCGCCGCGAAGTGGTCTTCCACGTAGAGCGTCTCGAGCGTGGCCTCGTCCAGCGGCGCACGCGCTGTCACCGACGTGTACACGCTCGGGTCCTTCGAGCCGCCGAGCCCGAGGACCGCGTTCTCCCACCCGTCGATGCGCTCGAGCGCGTCGATGTTCGTCGTCATCCGTGCCTCCCGATCTTGACCTTCGCCATGGCCTCGATGAGCGAGACCCCTCGCTCCTCTTGCAGAATCCGCATCGCACCAGACATGGCGTCGACGCAGTCGTCGTGTCGCCCGTGCGGGAACTGGTCGCACTCGGCGAGGAGCGTCGATGCCCACGGCGCGCGCTTCACGTACACGCGTCCCTCTTCGACGCGCGGTGCCCACGCTCGCGCGAACGCCCGCTTCGCGCGCGAGCTCTTCGCGGCGATGTTGGGCTCGCCGATCTTGTCCGAGCTCCAGCTGTCGATGGCCTTGACCTCGAAGTCGCCAAGCGCCGCAGCCGTCGTGTCGACGTCGACCGCGCCGGCTTGCGCGGTGTCGCGCCACAGACCGACGACGACCTCGCGTTCGTCGCTCTGGGCCGTCTGGCGCATGAGGCGCAGCACGTCGGCGGGCCCCGCCTGGGCGGACGCAAGTTCGTCGACCCAGAACTGCCCGTCCTCGCACAGCGAGACGCGCACGCCGCGCGTCCAGTCGGGGTTCGGCGTCTTCGGAGTCGGGACTGACGACGCCTTGTCCCAGAAGCGCACGGTCATCACGACCGGCGACGGCGGCTCGTCGACGAGACGGAACTTCGACTTGTCGAAGAAGCCGCCGCTCTTGCCGAAGTCGAGCCAGTTGCCGCCCTTGTCCTCGTCGCCGAGTAGACGCTCGCGCTCCTCGGGTGGCAGCAGCCGCAGCTTCGCGCGATAGCCAGGGTCGCTCTGCGTGAGAGCCGGGTTGTCCCGGAGACGACTGGCAATGAACGTGAACGAGATGGGGAGGCAGTCGGCGCCGTGCGCCTCGAGCGCAGCCTCGCGGCTCTCGTACCAGGCGATGCCGTCGCCATCGCGCACCATCCATCGCACGACCCCGGACCGCTCGGGCACCGGATAGCCGTCTTCGCCAATCCACCACGAGACGAGGTCGGCGACGAACGAGCTCGGGTCTGGGTTGCACGTGGCGCGCAGGCGCGGACGGATGCCGCACGTCGAACGGAGCCGGCTGACCAGGTACCAGAACTGGCTCTCTGAGAAGTGCGTGACCTCGTCGAAGCCGATGAACGCGTACTGGCGACCCTGGTGCGAGAACTTGTCCGCCTCCTTCTCGAGGTGTCGGAACTCGATGCGGTGCCGGTCCTCGATGCGCCCGGAGCCAGCCTCGAAGGTCCAGTCGAGCGACGGGAAGCCGCGCGGTCGTCCACCCGCCGCCCGGTACATCTCCTGGCTCTCGTCCCAGAGCCCTCCACCGCCCACGAGTTCGGGGGAGGTGCGCCGGAAGAGGATGGCTCGGTACCCGTGTACCCGCGGGTTCGTGGTGTGCTTCACTGCGTCCAGGAGGAGCGCGAAGCTCTTCCCGCCGCCCGCGGCGCCGCCGAAGATGGCAATGTCCGCGGCGCAGCGCTCGAACGCCGTCTGCGGGCCTGGCTGCGGCGCCCACGCGCGGGGCGCGTCGACGGTTGCGGCAGGCTCACCCATTCGCGGCCTCCGCCGGCGTCGCGTCGATGGGCGGGTCGTGCGTCACGTGGAAGAGTGCGCGCACGGTCGTGCTCGGCGCGGGCCCCGGAGGCGTCGCTGCCGGGCGCGCCTGCGGTGTCTGAATCTTCGCCAGTGCGACGACCGCCTTGATGCGCGTCTCGCTGTCCTCGCCCTTGTCGCGCGCGATGGCCGTCAGGATGCGCTGCTGCTCGAGCGGTCCGGCGATGCGTGGGTCGGCCTTCGCCGGCGCGTGGCGGCGTGCGGCTGCGGCGACGCCGCGGTCCTCGATGGCGGCGGCAACCTCCGGCACGCGCAGGAGCTTGCTCGCTGCCACCTTGAGCACCGCGTCGGTCCCCGCGTAGCCGGCAGCGCGCGCAGCCTCGATGCCCGTGCCGCGTCCCGCGTACGCGTCGACGAACTTCTTCTGGCGCTCCGTCAGCACACGCGCCCCCGACGCCGGTTACCAACCGGGTTCAGCGGAC